GCTGCTGCTATTGAAATGTACATAGACAGGCACGTTGGTTTAAGTGACGAAGGAGAATACGGTACAATGTACTTTAATGAAACGTTAAGCGATTGGTCTAAGTTTGATATAAATAACAGGACAAAGTTTGATGCAGCTATTAGCTCAGGGCTTGCCATAATGGCTTGCAATAAAGATCTATATAGGCCTAGTAATGTTAGGCAGAAGCAAGTTGTTAATTTAAGATTTGCGAAATATACCCATGAAGGGAACGCATCAAAAATAATAAAAAAATAATATGGCGATAAATGCAGTAAATAGTTTTTTCCCTAGCCAGGTAGTAAGTGATCAGGAAAAAGTTTCTCAAGATTACGGATTACAAGTTGGTAGAGCGATTCAAAACGAATGGTTTTCTAGTAACTCGGGATCAACTCGCTTTAGAAGTAATCAAACCACTTTTCATAATTTAAGGTTGTATGCAAGAGGCGAACAACCAGTTCAAAAATATAAAGATGAGCTTTCTATTAACGGGGATTTATCTTATTTGAATTTAGACTGGAAGCCTGTTCCTATATTATCAAAGTTTGTGGATATAGTTGTGAATGGTATTGCTGATAGGTCTTTTGATATTACTACTTATTCGCAAGACCCTTATGGCGTAAGCAAAAGAACTGCTTATATGGAGTCTATTATAAGAGACAAGCAAACAGAAGAGTTAAACAACTTTGCTCAAGAAAATTTTGGTATTAATCTTTTTGAAAATCCACCGGAAACTTTACCGGACTCTCAGGAAGAGCTTGACATACACATGCAGCTGACTTACAAGCAAGGCATAGAGATAGCAGAAGAAACCGCGCTTAATACACTTCTTGATGAAAATAGATACGATTTAACAAAAAGAAGAACTTATTTAGATCTAGCTACATTAGGCATAGGGGCCGTTAAAAACAACTTTTCAGAATCAGAAGGAGTTACAATTGATTATGTTGACCCAGCTTATTTAGTATATTCTTACACAGAAGACCCTTATTTTCAAGACATATATTATGCAGGAGAAGTTAAATTTGTACCAATAAACGAAATTAAAAAACAATTCCCTAATTTAACGCAGGATCAATTAGAAAAAATTCAACAACAAGGAACACAAAATTACGGTGTTTTTGATACCAACGTAGGGAACGGATACAATAACAACAGAGACTCAAACGTTATACAGGTTTTGTACTTTAATTATAAAACCTATATGAATGAGGTTTATAAAGTTAAAGAAACCGCAACAGGGGCAACTAAGATAATAGTAAGGGACGATCAGTTTGATCCGCCGGTAGAAATGCTTGAGGAGCAATTTGGCAAAATGTCAAGATCACTTGAAGTGCTTTACGAAGGAGTAATGATTGTAGGTACTGATATTATGCTTAAATGGGAAATGGCAAAAAACATGATGCGCCCTAAAAGTGATGTATCTAAGGTTAAAATGAATTACGCTATTACGGCCCCTAGAATGTATAAGGGTAGAATAGAATCATTAGTAAGCAAGTGCACGGGATTTGCTGATATGGTACAGTTAACTCACTTGAAATTACAACAAGTACTACAAAGAATGATACCTGACGGTGTTTATCTTGACGCTGATGGAATCAACGAGGTTGATTTAGGCAATGGCACAAACTACAATCCACAAGAAGCATTGAATATGTTTTTTCAAACGGGTTCTATAATAGGTAGATCGTTTACGCAGGACGGGGATATGAATCCTGGTAAAGTGCCTATACAAGAAGTGCCTACGGGAAGTGGTGGTCAAAAGCTACAAACCTTAATAGCTACTTACAACTATTATCTGCAAATGATAAGAGATGTAACTGGACTGAACGAGGCAAGAGATGGCTCTACGCCTGACTCTAGAGCATTAGTAGGTGTTCAAAAGCTAGCTGCAGCAAACTCAAATACCGCAACTAGACATATACTTGATTCTGGGTTATACTTAACAAAAGAACTTTGCGAATGCTTATCGCTTAGAATATCAGATATAATAGAATACCATCCAGCCAAAGAAGCCTTTATAACCAAAATAGGTAGATTTAACGTAGGACTTTTAGAGGAAATGTCGGACTTATACATGCACGACTTTGGTATAAGCCTAGAGCTAATGCCTGATGAAGAGCAAAAAGCTTTACTAGAAAACAACATACAGGCTGCTTTGCAACAAGGAAGTATAGATCTTTCTGACGCGATAGATATAAGAGAGGTTAGGAATATAAAGCTAGCTAATCAATTGCTTAAGGTTAAACAAAAGAAAAGACAAGAAAGATTGCAGCAGGAACAACAAGCCAACATACAGGCTCAAGCTCAAGCGAATGCTCAAGCACAACAAGTTGCCGCTCAAGCAGAAATACAAAAAGACCAGGCACTGTTCCAGACTAAATCTCAATTAGAGCAGCTTAAAGGGCAATTAAGGCAACAGGAAATGGCAACCGAAGTAGCCGCTAAAAAAGAGCTAATGGGATTAGAATTCCAATACAACATGCAGCTTAAAGGAGTAGAAGTAGACGGGGCTAAATCCAAAGAAAAAGAAGTTGAGGATCGCAAGGACCAAAGAACTAGGATACAAGGGACGCAACAAAGTGAAATGATTAATCAAAGAAAAAACGATTTACCGCCTAAAAACTTTGAATCTGCAGGAAATGACGTAATGGGCGGTGGATTTGGCTTAGGTGCGTTCGATCCTAGGTAATAATAATAATAGTAACAATAATTATATAATATTTTATCATGGAAGAAAATCAAGAAATTGTAGAACAGCCAGTAACAGAAGTTGCGGCTGAGGACACGAGCCCAATGTCAGTTAGTGACGACGGCACAATAAAAGTAGATATGGGCAAGTTTGCGGCAGCTGAGGCGGAAGCCCCCGCAGAACAACCTGTTATAGAACAACCTGTCATGGAGCAGGTTAATGAGGATACACCTCCCGAGCCTGTGCCGGAAGCGATTATTGAAGATGCTGTTCTAGAAGAAATAACAGAAGAAGAGGTTGTAGAGCAAGTAGAAGAGCTTACCGAACAAGTTGAACAAGCTATAGTTAAAGCGGACTTAGGGATTGAATTACCTGAGAATATTCAAAAGGTTGTAGACTTTATGAATGAAACCAGTGGGTCACTAGAAGATTATGTTAAGCTTAATCAAAATTACGAAGAGCTTAATCCTGAGCAATTGCTTAAAGAATATTACGCAGATACAAAGCCTCATTTGGATCAAGAGGACATTGAATTCCTAATGGAAGATAACTTTCTTTATGATGAAGATATAGATGAGGAACGAGATATAAAAAGAAAAAAATTAGCCAGGAGAGAAGAGTTAGCAAAAGCTAGAAATCATCTCACTGGATTAAAAGATAAATATTACGAAGAAATTCGTGGAGGTGCTAGATTAGCGCCTGAACAAAAGAAAGCGGTAGAGTTTTTCAATCGCTATACAAAAGAAAACGAAGCAGCAACTCAATTAGCTGAAAAACAATCACAAACGTTTTTAAATAAAACAGAAGGTGTTTTCAATAATGATTTCAAAGGTTTTGATTATCAAGTTGGCGACAAGAAATTCCGTTTTAAAGTTAAAGACGCTCCTACTATTAAGGAAACCCAAAGCGACATTAATAATTTTGTCAAGAAGTTCTTGGATAAAGATAATCAAATGTCAGATGCAGCGGGGTACCACAAGGGATTGTTTACAGCTATGAATGCAGATTCTATTGCAAATCATTTTTATGAGCAAGGCAAAGCCGATGCAATGAAAACAAGTATGTCTAATTCGAAAAATGTACAAATGGGCGCTAGAGGTGTTCACGAAGACGTTAAAACATCGAATGGATGGGCGGTAAGATCTGTTGATTCTGGGGGAAAGTGATTCAAAATTGAAAATTAAAACATTTAAACACATTAAATAAGAAAAATTATGGCAGGATTTGCAACCGCGCCGGCTACATTAGCCAATTTAGCGCACTTAACACCACGCCCAATAAAAGGTTTGTTTGGAGACAACTACCTATCTTTAGCGGACATGGATTTTACACAACAATTTTTACCTGAGGTATACGAAAAAGAAATCGAGCGTTATGGAAACAGAACAATCACAGGATTTTTACGTATGGTCGGAGCTGAGATGCCTATGGCGTCGGATCAAGTAGTTTGGTCAGAGCAAGGAAGATTACACATCGCTTACGATAATGTAACAACTCAAGCAGCAGCAAACAAAACAATATCTTTACCAGATGCAACAACATCACCAGACGGTAAAGCTCCTTTACTAGGGCCTAACATGACAATAGTACTATCTAAGGGTAATGTAACAGCAAAAGCTTTTGTAAAAGCAATCGTTACACCTCAAGTTGGAACTAATGTAACATACGACATCGTAGTATATGATACTGCCAATGGACAATTACCAACTGGCTTACATACTCAAACAGGTGTTAGTACATTTGTATATGGTTCTGAATACGGAAAAGGATCTAGCTTAGCTGGTAATTCAATTGATGCGTCTTTCACACAATTCAGTAACAAGCCAATCATTCTAAGAGACAAGTATGCCGTTAACGGATCAGACGTTGCTCAAATCGGATGGGTTGAAGTTACTACTGAAATTGGAACTGGAGGATACTTATGGTACCTAAAGTCTGAGCACGAGTCTCGTATTCGTTTCGAAGATTACTTAGAAATGTCAATGGTTGAAGCTACTGACGCAGCAGGCGCTATTGCTGATGCTTCTGGGGCAACTATATCAGGTATGCAAGGTTTATTTGATGCACTAGAAACAAGAGGTTTAGTATTTAACGATGCTGACTTTGACGGCGCGTCTTCTCCTACAGCAGGACTTGGAGCGTTTGATACTATATTACAAGAGCTTGACAAGCAAGGAGCAATTGAAGAGAACATGATGTTCTTAGATCGCGAAACTGCATTGAGCATTGATAATATGTTAGCACAACAAAATTCTTATGGAACAGGAGGTACGTCTTACGGTGTATTCGAAAATTCAGAAGAAATGGCGTTGAACTTAGGCTTCTCAGGATTCCGTAGAGGATCTTACGATTTCTATAAGACTGACTGGAAATATCTAAATGATTCTACAACTCGTGGAGGTATTACAGATATATCTGGAGTAATCGTTCCAGCAGGAACATCTACTGTATATGACCAACAATTAGGACAGAACATCTCACGACCATTCTTACACATCCGTTATAGAGCTTCAGAGGCTGATGACAGACGTTTGAAATCTTGGGTAACTGGATCAGTTGGTGGAAACTACACAAGTGACGAGGATGCAATGAATGTTCACTTCCTATCGGAAAGAACTTTGTGTACTCAAGCAGCTAACAACTTTGTACTATTAAAAAGAACAACGTAGTAAGCTTATTGTAATGATTGCCCCTGCTGAATCTGCGGGGGTAGTTATTACTTTTATTAGTGACAATAGCTTATTATAATTAATAGTAACAGGCTATCGTCATACATTATTAACATTTATATCATATTATATTATGGCTAACAAGAAAGCTACAGCAAAAAAAGTTGAGGTTGCGCCTCAGGAAGTGGTTGAAACAGTAGTACAACCAAAAGTAGAAACGCCTAAAAAAGAGGCACCAAAAAAAGACGAGTGGGTAATCAAGGATAGATTATATGAATTGACAAGAACAAAGCCCCTTGTTTTCACATTACCTACAGCACATAGTAGGAAAAAAAGTTTATTATATTTCGACGAAAAGTTAGGTTACCAAAGAGAATTAAGATACGCTACAAATCAGCGATCTTGCTTTGTGGAAGAACAAAAAGGACAAATAGTTATGGGACGCATCGTGTTTAGAGATGGTGTACTTAGAGTGCCGAAAGAAAATGTTGCGCTACAAAAATTATTATCTTTATATCACCCAGCTTTAAAATCTAATATATACGAAGAATACAAACCAGCTCAGCAAGCAAGCAATGAGGTTGATTGGATTGAGTTTGAATTACAAGCATTAAACCTAGCCAAAACACTATCTGTTGAAGAAGCAGAGGCTATTTTACGTGTTGAAATGGGTACTGCAGTAACAGAACTTTCATCTTCTGAAATTAAAAGAGATGTACTTATTTTTGCTAAAAAGAACCCAAATTTATTCTTACAATTAGCTACAGATGAAAACACTCAATTAAGAAGTTTCGGAGCGAAAGCTGTTGAAATGGGTATATTAAGTTTATCACAAGATCAAAGAACATTTACTTATGGGTCTAGCGGTAGAAAAATAATGACAGTGCCGTTTGATGAGCATCCTTACTTTGCTTTATCTGCTTTCTTTAGAACAGACGAAGGTATGGAAGTGTACAAGGCAATAGAAAAAAGACTAAACTAGTCACCTTTATAGTAATAGGCTGCTGAAAGGTGGCCTATAACTATATAAAATAAAAAATAAATTATGGCTGTAAGCGTAGATACTGTTTATCAAAGAGTACTAGCAATACTTAATAAAGAACAAAGAGGGTATGTAACGCCCCAAGAATTTAATCTGTTTGCCAATCAAGCACAACTAGATATATTTGAGCAATACTTTTACGATATTAACCAGTTCGGAAGAATACCTGGTAACGATACCGAATTTTCCGATATGCTTAACATACTTAATGAAAAAATAAATATATTTGAAACAAACGCTGCTATGACTTATGGTGGAGCGTATTGGTCTACACCTGCTAACTTATACAGGCTAGGCACTATAGTATATGACAATGTTACAACCAGCAAGTCTTTATACCCGGCTCCCAATACCGTGGTAACCACAACTACTCAAGTTGAGGTAGAGAGAATAAACTACAATGAATTCTTATACATTAACCAATCTCCTATTGCAAAACCAACAAATTCAAGGCCTGTATTCGTGGCCTCTACTGCGGGCTACCAAGTATACGGGGATACTGCTTTAACTACTGGAGTAAGGTGTAATTATATAAAAGAACCTTCCCAAGTAGAGTGGGCTTATCAAATGGTTTTTGGCGAAGCACTTTATAATGCAAATGATTCCAACAACTTTGAACTGCACCCTTCAGAGGAAACGGAATTAGTAATAAAAATATTAGAATTTGCAGGGCTGGTGGTAAAAGATCTAAGCATTTATGGAATAGCTAGCCAAATTAATGCACAAACTAACCAACAAGAAAAAGCGTAATATATGGCATTGATAAATCAAACACCAGAAGAATACTACTTAGGGCCAGACGGCGTATGGGACAGTGGGGATGAAAGTTATGGCAATTATCAGTTTGTCAGCATAGCTGATATTATAAATAATTTTATGATTTCGCATGTTGGCCAGGATAAGCTTATAACGAAGGTAAGAAGAACAGACGTTGCTTATTGGGCACAAAGAGCTATACAAGAATTTAGTTTTGATGTATTGCCTCAGGATAAATCTATAGAAATCGAAGTACCGCCTGGACTTTATATGGTGTTGCCGCAAGATTACGTAAATTACACTAAATTATCATGGGTAGACAACGGAGGTATAGAAAGAATAATATATAGAACAAATTTAACGAGTAACCCAGAAGCNCCTACCCAAAATGCCGCGGGTGAATACACTTTTAATAATACTGAGTTAATTACCAATGCTCAGTCAGAAACATTAACCCGATGGAATGCTAGAAGCGCTTTCCCNTTAGGAGGTCCTGGGGGAGGAAATTTTGACTTAACAAATAATCCTGACTTACTTTCTTTGTATGCTTATGGAGGTAGATATGGTATAGATCCTGAAAATGCTCAATCGAATGGTACTTTTTATATTGATAACGTAAACGGTATGATCAGGTTTAGCTCAGATATAAGAGGGAGAATAGTTACGCTAAAGTATATAAGTGACGGCTTAGGTTCTTTAGAAGATATGACAGTACATAAGTTTGCAATGGATGCGATAGTAAAACATATAGCGTATTCTATATTATCTACAAGATCAAACGTGCAGGAATATATAGTAGCTAGATTTAAAAAGATGGCCTCGGCCGCTAGAAGAAACGCTAAGATAAGATTATCTGAATTAAAAGCGGACTTAATGTCTCAAGTATTCAGAAATCAATCAAAATGGATTAAACACTAAAATTAAATGGCAGAGTTAATACACACGTTTACATCAGGTAAAATGAACAAGGATCTTGACGAAAGACTTGTTCCTAATGGAGAATATAGAGATGCCCTAAATTTAGAGTTAGCATCTTCAGACACTTCTCAAGTTGGTACTTTCCAGAATATAAAAGGTAATTTAGAATTATCTAATAAAGCATACAATCCCACTACAAAAGTTTACACGAAGTGGCTAACCGCACAATATATCTCTAACTTAGATTCACCTGTTTGTATAGGTGCAAAAGCTGATGAAAACTCTAATGATATATATTGGTTTATAGCCTCTACGACTACTAGTGTAATAGCGTATTATAATGACAAAACGAAGTTAACTAGACCTTTGATCGTTGATACGCAAAATATCTTAAACTTTAGCAAGGATTATTTAATTACAGGTATAAATGTAATTGAGGGTATTTTAATTTGGACAGATAACCAAACTGAGCCAAAAAAGATTTTTATTGAAGATTGGGTAGATTCTACTGCAGACTTTGTAACGCATTCACAAATATACGGTAGAAACTTTATTGAAGACGATATAACTGTAATAAAAAAATATCCGCTGCAACCGCCTGTTGTAAATGCGTATTCTAATAGTGTGATAGGTCCCGACGGTTTGCCTGGCGCAAATGTGGACACTCAAACTACTTTTTCATTTTATAACGAGCTTGTCGTAGGGGATATACAGCCTATTGCCGCAGGTACTCAAGTTCAGTTGTTTTGGTCTTCCAATATTCCGCCGGTATATGCTATTGACAACATATTAATTCTTACTAATGCGCAAAATAATCCATTAGATATAGATGCTGTAATAAGAGTTAAAGTCATAGGAGTGGGCGCCGGCACGGCTATAGTAAGTATTCTTTCGGTTGGGCCAGCACCAGAGGGTATTACTTTAAATCCAATATTATATGATGTAACGCTAGAGCAAGACCCTCCTTTTTTTGAAATGAAGTTTGCTAGATTTGGATACAGGTACAAGTATAAAAATAATGAACTTTCAGCTTTTTCTCCTTTTTCAAATCCTGCTTTTATACCAGGAGATTTTGATTATTCCCCCAGCCAGGGGTATAATTTAGGCATGACTAATAATGTTAGGCAGCTTAGTATATCTAATTTTACTCCTGATGTTGCAGAATATCCCGATGTAGTGGCCGTAGATATACTTTACAAAGCAACTAACAACCAAAATGTATACGTAGTAGATACTTTTACAAACGAAGATCCCGAGTGGAGTGTCGAGGATAGTAGTAATAATATTATAGGGCTTTTTGATATAACAACGGAAATAATAACATCAGTTGTTAATACAAATCAAATATTAAGGCCATTTGATAACGTGCCGCGAAAAGCGAAAGCGCAAGAAATTACAGCTAATAGGTTGCTATTTGGAAATTACACGCAAAATTTTAATTTGCTAAATGATGACGGCTCACTTTTTCAACACAACATTGAAGCATCCTCAATAAGTCAAAGAGTTGGCTTACCAACTGTTGCTCAAGGAGGTGCTGCTAATATAGAAGGTAAAATAGTTGCCCCTTCTGTAAAATCAATAAGAACCTACCAAATAGGTGTGGCTTATATGGATAAATATGGGAGAACAACTCCTGTGTTTACAAGTAAAGCNGCCTCAATTATTGTGCCAAAGCTGCAGGCCCCTATGTCTACAAAGCTTCAAGTTACACTAGCCGGTAACAGCAANAACCCAACTTTAATACCATACTACGAACAAAACAAGCAATTTCCTTATTTTAAGTATTACGTAAAAGAAACTTCACGTGAATACTATAATTTAGCATTGGATAGATTTTATGATGCTGAGGATGGCAACTTATGGCTATCATTTCCTTCTGCTGAAAGAAATAAAGTTGATGAAGAAACCTTTTTAATATTAAAAAAAGAACACGATAATTCAGAACCTGTTGTTGAACAAGCAAGGTACAAGGTTATTGCGATAGAAAACGAAGCGCCCACTTATTTAAAAGAAACAAAAATTTCTTTAGGAGCAATGGGTACTGAATTTACAGTAGCGGGTTTTCCAATAGAGGGAGCTAACAAAGTTATAGTTGCTAAAACTGCGTTTGATACTCAATTTGGAGACGAAACAAGAACTTTATCGGGGCTATTAATGAGGGTTAAGTCAGGATTGTCGATTAGTAAATACTATAAAATAGCATCGTTTACTTCGCCTACAACGACGGAAGTGCTAATTAACTCCAGCGAAGTATTTGGACCTGATATGAATTTTACGTCTACTGAACCTTTTGGTTTTCCTACTCGAGTAGATAACTTAGAATTAGAAATTATTAGAGTGGAATCTCAAAATAAACCTGAATTTACAGGTAGATTTTTTGTAAAAGTTTTTCAAGATGATTTACTTAGAAGAAAAATAGCTCAAGCCAGTAATACAGCTAGTGCTTCTTACTTAAGAAGAGCTTTAGGTTATTTATATAATTTTAATGGAGGAAATACTAATTTAGCATCCTGGTGGAAAAACGTTTGGAGAAACCCTTCTCCTGATGCTCAAAACTCAAGTGAGCGGCTTTTTATAAATAGAATAACAACAGGTTGTACTCAGTATATCCCCCAAGGACAGGGTATTTACACAGAGGGAGGCGAAAATAAAATAGATATAGCCTGGGCTGGCGGGTTTGGATATTGCGAGAGTGAAGTTGGCCCGGGTACTGAACAAAATGGTATTGCTGGCAGTAACCCTGATTTGTTACAACAGCTAAGACAAAACAACACCTTGTTTAGATTTGTAAAAGCAGGTAATGAGGTAGCTGA